AGACGTAGGAACCGAATTTGTCGACATGAACTTGTTCCACCACGTCACATTTTTGATCCAGTTCGGGGCAATGACCTCGGATTCGACCGACACCGCCACCGTAACTATCGAGGCCTGCCCGATTGGAACAACCACTGACGGAGATGAGGCCGCAATCGCGTTCAGTTATCGGCTTTCGTCCGCCGTGGCAACCGATTCGATGGGCGCCATTACTGCCGCAACAGCTACGGGTGTTGCCGTAACCGCAACCGATGACAGCAAACTACTAATCGTTGATGTGGACGCGGAAGCAGTCGCCGCGGCGGTGAGCAATACCGGGCGTTTCGTCCGGGCGTTCATCACCACAAACGCTGAAATGGCATCCTGCCTGGTGGGCGCAATTGCAGTTTTGGAGCCGCGCTACCCGCAGAATACCGGCGCATCCAGCACGTAAATTTATCGGCTTAAGAGCGGGGGCTAATAACCCCCGCTCAAAAGGATCGCGATGGCAGATTACACGAGCTCAACCGACGTCAAAGCCGATATGCCCGATAGCCCACTTTTTGCCAGTACCGATGCCAGTTATGACGCGGTGATTGGAGCGATGATCACGGCTGCATCCCGGCTGATCGACCAGGAGGTCGGGCGATGGCAGAATTACTTTTATCCATCGACGGATGATGAAACACGCTATTTTGATGGCAGCGGCGAAGCAGAACAAATTGTCGATGAAATGATCAGTTTGACGAGCGTCGCCGTTGCGGAAAGCGGCGGGACCGCAGCCGGTGATTATACCGTCTGGGTGCAGGACACCGATTTTTACGTCTGGCCTTATAACTACTCCGCCATAACGCAACCGATCCAGCGCCTGATTGTGGATTGGAACGGCGACAAGGCAAAATTCCCGCGTTATCGCAAGGCCGTGAAGGCGGTTGGTATTTTTGGTTATTCCGCAACGCCCCCAACTGATATCGCCCAGGCCTGCAAGATTCAAACCATGCGCTGGTTTACGCGCGCAAAGCAGGCTTACCGGGATGCAGCCGCCAATGCCGAGATCGGGCAATTGATGTATGTCCAGGAACTTGACCCGGATATTAAAGAGATTTTGAGACCCTATCAGATCGGCGGTATGGTATGAGCGTGGTAGATACCGCCATTGCCAGGCTGCAAGCCATTGCGCTGAGCTGCACCGGCGTGACCATCAAGGCTGCGCCGATTACACCTCCTGAAGATGCAAGCATCCTTCCGCTGGCTATTGCTCACATCATGAGTGGGATCGGTCAGGCGGATAACGCCACCACTGCAGGCTGCTTCTCACGGTCAATGTTGATTTTCATTTTTCATCCTTGACATTGAGGAGCGCTTACCAGCAGATCGACGCCATCATCCCGGAATATCTTCAGAGGCTGGCGGGAGATCCGACCCTGGCTGGAGCAGTCGAGACGATCAATTTCCCCGTCAATGTCCGGGTCCAGCCTGCCACGTGGAATGATGTTGTCACCGAGATGGTAACTTTTGAAGTTCCTCTAAAATTTTTGGAGACCCCGATTACATGAGAGATACCGTTGCAATTGTAGGTTCCCACCCCGCCACGAGCAAGCTATTCGATTTTTCGAGGCAGGATTGCGATGTTTGGGTGTTCAACGAGGCGGCCCAGAAGGAATTCACACAAAACCGCGCCGACGCGGTCTTCCAGATGCACGCCCCGGTCATCTGGCGCAACCCGGCCAACCGCAACGATCCGGGACATTATAACTGGATCACATCAGGCAAT